AAAAAGAATTATCGAACGCACCTTTTTACAAGGGTATAACGATAATGACAAACCAGAAGTCTTACACAATCCTGATAATGCGATTTTGTATATGGCTATGATTAAAAATGCTTTTTGCGATGAGAATAAAATCGTGAAGCGTGATGGTTATATCAAGATTGGTAATGCTCCTGTAGCAACCAAAATACTCGGACAACAACGACATGAACCTCATGGTGGAAGTAAGTATATCCTTCGGGCTCGCAATAATGCCGCAACTGGTGCGACAAATAGTTTAATTGAGGGTTGGTCTGGTACAGGTAATTGGGTAACTTTGTCTGGTGCGACAAGCCAAACTACAGACGCAATCCATGATTTTTGTATGGCTAACAGTGCGACCTATATTTTTAATACCGCAAATGATACGGTAATAAAGACGACCAATGGTACTTCGGCAACCGCCGTTGCGACTATCCCCAAGGGTAAGGGTGCCGCATGGTTTCATAACTACTTATTCGTCTTTGGAGTAAACACCTTCCCAAGCAGATTGTATTTTAGTGATGTTGGTACTCCCGAAGTCTTTAATGTTACGACGGGTTGGATTGATATAAACCCTGGTGATAATGAACCAGTGGTTGCGTTAGGTGTCTTAAAAGATGAGTTATTGATATTCAAACCAAGTCGCGTGTGGTCTTTAACGGGCTTTGGTACGGCTGACTTTACCTTAGATGATTTAGGTGAACGCGTTACAAGCACGGGTACTTTGGCTCAAAAAGGTGTGGTTACTTTCGGTAATGACGCGATTTACATTAGTTATCGGGGCGATGTGCCTCACTTTAGAAGCGCTAAACGCACCGAGGATGGTGAAATTGTTGATGGTGGAGTATTGAGTGGAAACATCAACAACACGATGAAACGCATAAACAAAAATTACATCAATAAGATTGCTTTAGAGTTTGATGGACAACGGGTATGGTGTGCGGTTCCGATGGATACATCAACCGAAAACAATGAAGTATTGGTGTACGATACAAACAACGCTTCATGGGTTAGATTGACGGGTATCAATGCTCAATCGCTCAATGTAAGCACCATTACTGGAGCATACGAAATGTACTTTGGAAGTAGTGAAGCCGACGGCAAGAGCCACCTCTTAAATAGTGGCACGAACGATGATGGCGACGCGATTGACTTCCAAGTTTTAACCCCCTTCTACAATCCACAACCAGGGTATCAATCAAGATGGAAGTACATGTATCTAACCGCTGAAACAGACACCGATGTAGACCTTGATGTGAACTACAGTGTTGATGGATACACTTTTAATGACCTTGCTACTCTTGATTTAACTGGACGAGGGGCAATCTTTGGAAACGCGGTGTTTGGATATAGTCAATTTGGTAACACAACAATCGTTAAACATAGACTTGATTGGGCGGGAGGTACCGCGTACTACATCCAATATGAGTTTGCGAATAACGAAATTGACGCTCCCGTAACTTTACGAGAGTGGGAATTATTTTATCAAGATAGAGGGCTTCGTAGTAGCAAATAACAGGAGGTAAAAATGGCTTTTATTACACAACAATATGTAGCAGTTACGGGCGATACCCTCACCGCTAGCATTTGGAATACAGAGTTTCAAAACATCATTAACGCGTTTAATGGTGGGATTAACAATGCGAATGTTCAAGCCGCCGCGGGTATTGCGTATAGCAAATTAGCATTATCGGGCTCAATCTTGAATGGTGATTTAGCGGGAAGTATCGCGGCAAGTAAGATTTCCGATACCGCCGTTACTTTAACCGCGGTTCAAACCGTACAAAACAAAGTATTAGAAGGAACTACTGTACATGGCTCACTTCAACCTATTGAAACGGTACCCTATAATTCATCGCTGGTATTCGACTTTAACCTTGCTACTTTCAAATCCCCACACAAATACACTGTTTTGGGCGGTACTCCTATTATTACTTTTAGTAATATGGCTGATGGTACCGTAGCAATCATTCATTTAGACCAAGGTGCGGGCGGTTACACTGTTACCTTCCCTACAATTCGATGGGCTGGTGGAGTAACACCCACATTGAGCACGGGAGCAAATAAGGTTGATACATTCGGATTTATTAAAAAAGGAACCAATGTGTTCGGTTATGTAATAGGCAAAGGTATCTAATGGCAGTTTATCAAAAAGTTGGTTCATTCCAACTTCATACCGCAACAGGCACACAAACAATCGGTGGTTTGGGATTTCAACCAAAAGCCATATTGTTTTTCCATACACCAGATACGGTAGATATAGCAACCCAAACTGCTAACTACAACATGAGTTATGGTGTGGCTGATGGTACTAATCAGTATGCGATTTGTGAGTTTTCCCCTAATGGAAATAATGGCAATCAAACTAATTGGATTGCTCAAACATCAAATCATTGTATTGTTGGTTCGGTTGATAATTCTTTTATATGGCGAGCCTCACTTACTTCTTTAGACGCCGATGGGTTTACTATCAATGTTATTGTGGCACCTTCCTTGGGATACCGAGTTGGATACTTAGCCATAGGTGGTGCGGGAATAACTGGAGTAAAGGCTGGCGCATTTCAAATGACCACTGGTTCGCATAGTGAAACTGGTTTTGGATTTCAACCAACTGGTTTAATTGCGTTTAGTGCTGGTCTTGCTTCTCTACCATCAACACCTTCTTTTGGTACAACCACAAGTGCTTCAATCGCATACGGATTTAGTGATGGCACTTCAAATCGAACAAATGGCACATACCATTATGGGTATAACTTTACTACGGTAAAAAGACGACTTCGGAGCGCAAGAAACGACAACTTCCTTGCGGCACCAAATGGCACAACTTCATACGCATACGCAATCAATCTAAGCACCTTTGACGCAAGTGGATTTACCGTATCAAATGCGATAAATGGTGGTGGGAACTATGCGTTCTACCTGGCTTTTGGTGGTGCTCAAACAAAAGTGAGTAACTTTTTGAGCCCAACTGTATCGGGGAGTTTCTCTATTACTGGATTAGGATTTACGCCTAATGCTGTACTTATGGGAAGCACCTGGCAAACCGCGTTTAACTCTATTGAAGGTGAGGCTATAGCCAATGGACCTGGGGCACTAATGTCCGTTGGAGTTGCTACGGATTTACTTGAGCAACTTACTTTTGGCGCGACTTCTCAAGGATTTACCGTAACATCGGTTGAGGGGCACCATTCTGATAGTTTGAAACTTATGCGTCGGTTCTCACATAACCCATTCACCACACTTCAAATGGATTTCTCATTATCATCATTCACTCCTGGTCAAATTGATTTACTTTGCTCAACGGCAAATGCCACTACAAGCGTCATTTCTTACATGGCTATTGAAGGTGATGGTCTTATTCCACCACCGCCAGTAGACCCGACGGGTGGGAGTGGTTCACCAGAGAGCCCCGATAGCATATTTCTACTAAAGTATATGGGTATTTAGGAGGTACACATGGCAAATCTTTTATCATTACTATCACAAGCGGGTCAAGCAATATCTAATGTAATTCCCAATGTGTATGTCAATGCTAATGCTCAAGAAGCAGTACGAGTAGCCGAAGCAAATCTATTACAACAACAACAAATCACTAACCTTCAAAAGTCTGGTTATGATGTTACACCGCTACTTGGTGGTACGGGTGGAACGACTACTCAACCGACTATCCCAACTCCACCACCTAATAACGCAAACAATGCGGGAAATCAAATAACAACGAACAATCAAACAACCAATAACCAAATCCAAGGTCAGGGCGCGATTACACTTGAACAAACTATTCCTAATGTAAAACCGTTTAGTTATCCTTGGGTAGAGGAAACACAATCAGCGTATAAAGCGCTTGAACCCTTCTATCAAAAACTCTTAGACTTTGCGGGTGGAAAGATGGACTTAGCCAAACGCATGTTGGAATACACCTATCAACAAGGTATCCGTGAGAACGCTCAAGAATATGAAAAACAAACAGGTGAATACAAACGGTTATTCCCGCAAGAGATAGCCAGTGTGATTACTTCACTCAATAAACGCGGAGCAATCTCATCTGGTTTTGGACAACAAGAACGGGGATTTTTAGGTGAAAGTCAAGCCGCACGACAACTTGCGGTTGAGAGAGCACGGGAAAATCGTGAGAGCCGACTAACTAATGAACGAGGATTTGGAATAGAGGAAGCGGGTCAAACACTTGAGAAAACTAAGTTTGATTTAGAGCGTCAAAAACGGTCTGAAAGTGAGCAAATGGCTTTAAGTAATTATGGAATTAAGAGCGACCAATTTAGAAGCCAACTTGAAAAACAACAACAAGAGGAAGCACGACGCGCTCAAAATGTAACAACGAGCATGTTGGGCGGTATCGCAAGTGGAAGTACAACTGGAAACACAACTCAATCTGCTACAAGTAAACCGCCTGAACCGACAGGACCCATCATTACCAAGGGTGGTGCCACGGGTAAGGTAGCCGATACAACTGGCAGACTTTACGGAGGTTGGTACTCCAATCCCGCTACTGGCAAAGTACAACAGTATTGGGGTAATAACTATTGGACTTAGGAGGATACTATGGCACTATCAACATTAGAAGCACAAGGAACTATGGCAAACGCTAACCCGAACATTATTAGCGATACTTACACGGGAGCAAACTCGCCCAATCCTGGTGTGCCGATTTCCGCGCCACCCGTTACAACGCCTCCTCCTCAAGCATTGGCTATCCCTGGAATGGCAGAAGCAAATCAACTCGCAACCAACACGGCAAGCCAACTATACGGTAATGGCATGGTAAGTGGACTTGAAACTCAACGCA